TCAGGAGGCTAAGAGGGCTCAGAGCCTTATGGTAGTTCCTAACGACGAACCCGACGAGCCGGAAGAAGATGAGACATGACATACGAATACACGGATAAACTCTACAAAAAGTATGCTCTATTCATAGTTCGGGCCTTTAACTCCCTTAACCGGGAGTTTCAGGCTATGAACTTTGATGAGTTGAACGTTGGCCGAGGATACAAAACCGTAACCGAAAAGGTTACTAAAACGTATAAGCGGTGTTACGACGAACTGATAGACATACTGATCCTACTGGCTATGCACTACTTCGAGGAATCGTGTGAGAATGTTGTATCCAAAAAGGGCGATAAAATCAGGTATTTCGTAGGCAAAAGGGACGGTTTCCGCAAGGAAAAGACCTTTGACGCCCGGGAATACGTCGAGAATTACCTCAAAAAGGATAACAGAGTCGTTAAATACATCTTCGACAAGGAATATGAGAGGAAACTCTCCCGCACGGCTGAATCTATTATGATGTCGGCCAACAAGTCGGAGTTGAAAAAGGAAATCGACAAACAGATGAGATATTGGAACCGTCAGGCCAAACAAGCCGGGGATAATATCTCCATGTATTCCTATATAGAGGGATTTAAGGCGTCCGGGGCTAAATATGCCCGTTGGATCACAAAAGAGGACGCTAGGGTCTGCCCCGAATGTGCGTCAAGGGACGGAAAAATATTTGAAGTTGACAAAATATTTATTCCGTTACATTATAATTGTAGATGCGATTTTGAAATAATAAGTAAATAGTCAGACAATTTGTTATCCCGTCCTCCTCGTTTAGGGATAAAAGAGTGGTCGACATGCACTTGCATTAGGCCACTCGGGGAGGATTACAACAATTTTCTAACAATTATCCCCAAAACGTTGAAATTGTCAGAAAATTGTGTATATTTATAAATGAACGGAGTGAACCGTATAAACGCAAGGGCAGACAAGCCCTATAAATCAGAGTTGCGGAGTGAACCGCTTTAAACGCAAGGAGGTCTATATGGCAATAGATGTAAGTAAGATCGAGGGATATGCCGAGATGTCGGCAGAGGAAAAGGTTAAGGCGTTGGAGGCTCTTGAAATCGAGGATAATTCCGCCGAGTTAGAGAGATACAAGAACGCTACCAGCAAGGCTAATTCAGAGGCGGCCGAGTATAAGAGAAAACTCAAAGAGTTGGAGGCTAAGGCAGCCGAGGGCACATCTGATACTGAAAAGCAGATGGCCGAACTGAAAGAGCAGATCGAGACTTTACAGAGAGAAAAATCCCTTTCCGAAAAAAAGGCGTCGTTCCTGAAACTGGGAATGAACGAGGACTTAGCCAGCAAATGTTCTGAGGCTTTCGTTAATGGGGATAGCGATAGTTTATTTGAGGGCATGACATCGTTCCTCGACGCACACGACAAGGCCTTTAAGGCTGAATTACTGAAAACTACGCCGAGACCGAATGGCGAGGGCGGTAATCCCCCCGAAATGACAAAAGAAAAGTTATTGAAGATGAGTCAGGCTGAGCGTTTGGCTTTTGCCAACGAGCACCCCGACGAGTACAACAAAATCTACGGAGGTTAATGAATTATGGCACAGACTAATTCCATTCAGAATGTAGCAACACTCAATCAGGGATTCGTTTCAAACGAGATGGAAGATTTATATGCTTCACATCTCAATCTCAACGGTTTCTGCACCGTTGACGACGGACTTCAGGGCGTAGCCGGAGATATTCGCAAGATCAATGTTTACGGTGCTGCCGGTTCCGCTGAAAAGGTCGCTGAGGGTCAGGGAAATGCTAACTCCATTTCAACCACTCTTATCGAGAAAGAGTATCAGGTTGAGTGTGCTCAGGCATGGTTCAAGTATTCCGATGAGGCTCTTATGAGAGACCCCGTTGCAGTACAGACCGGCATTTCAAAACTCGGTGTTGCTCTCTTTGATGAGGTCAACAACGACATCTACGGAGAGATGGCTAAGGCTTCACAGTTGATCACTCCCTCTACTCCTGATTTCGACGCTTTTGTTGACGCTGCTGCAAAGATCGATTTCGCTGACGGCAACGAAACCGCAAGAGAGTATCAGGGCAGAACCATTCCTACCCTTTGGGCTATCATGGATCCTCAGACCCTTGCTGACACCCGTAAGGCTATGAAGCAGCAGATCGTTTACGATCCCAACCTTGCATGGGCTCAGGGCTATGTAGGAACCGTTGCTGGTATCGCTCTTTTCGTAAAGAAGAACGCAGCAAAGAAGATGATCTACGTAGGAACCGACAAGGCCGTAACCGTATTCAACAAGACTGGTGTTAATACCGAAATCGCAGCACGTGGCAGCGACGAGGCAAACAAGAGACTCAACAATCTGTTCGCTCGTAAGTATTACATCGTAGCACTTACCAACGATTCACAGATCGTTCAGGTTGCTCTTGCTGGTGCAACTGCTCACTACGTTCAGTACGAGGATGGAGACGGAAACACCGTTGCTTTCACTCTCGACAAGACTGCAACTGACACTCCCGTCGTTTACGTTGACGGCAAGGTTCAGACCAGTGGATATTCTTTCTCCAACAACACCGTAACTTTCAGCACCGCTCCCGCAAGCGGATCGGTTGTAACCATCGACTATCACTTTACCGTAGCATAAGGAGGCTGGAATGACTAAGGCGGAAAAGTTGACAATGCTGCAATCAATTTGTGGCGATACCGAGGCTGATTCCGCTATGTTATCCACATACCTTGACCTTGCGGCTGATATAGTCGTTCATCGGGCTTATCCCTACCTCACATCATACGTCTTGGCCGTCGTGCCGGACAGATACGCTACCATTCAGGTGCAGATAGCAAATGAACTCTATCTGCACCGGGGAGCAGAGGGAGAAAAGGATCACTCCGAAAACGGAGTCAAAAGAACTTATGAGAACGGCTATGTGTCAGATAGTTTGCTGAAGAAGATAGTACCTTATACACGGACCATCGGAGAGGCTATTCCTGAGAGCGTTGTGCTTTATGCTTCAACTGCTTTTAACACCTTGGCTATCGGAGAGTCAGGGGAAATCAAGAATTACACCGAGGTTACTTGCACGGATAAAACCGTCAAGGACGTCAACGAGGGCTATACTTACGAATCATCCGACACGAATGTCGCAAAGGTTACAGACGGAGTGATAACCGCAATAGCAACGGGATCCGTAACAATCAACGTAACCGGGAAGAAGTCAGGATTGACCGTATCCCTAACAATAACGGTGGTTTAATGAGAACGCTTGATTACAACAAAAAAACATTTTACTACTGTCTGTTTTCCGGCAAAACTAAGATTCTTGACTCAGACGGGAACTTCACGGGCGATTACACCTCAGGTTATGCTGAGGCGGTAATGGCAAAAGGAAATATCTCAGCAGCGTCAGGATCGGCCGATATGGAGCAGTTCGGAACCGACATAGCCTATGACAAAGTTATAGTGCTTCAGGGGACCGGCTGGGACATAGATGAGCATACAGTATTGTTCGTTGGAATTGAGCCCTCGTATGAGGATGAGCAGCACACTCAGCCGAATTACAACTACATCGTTACGAGAGTTGCGGAATCCCTAAATCATACAACTCTTGCTATAAAGAGGGTAGAGACATGAAAATCGACGGGTGCAACGAACTTATAAAACGGCTTGAAAGGGTTGAAAAAGACCTCTCTCAGCCTGAACGTAGGGGAAAGTTGCACGACTACATGCGAGATACATGGCAAGTAGGATACGACGAACTCAAAGCGAATTACGACAATGCTAAGACCAAAGAGGGAGACAAGGCAAACGAACACACGACAATCGTGTCAAAGCCTAAGATTTCCGGGGGCAGCATGGAACTCACCGCTGAGGGTAGCGACATCATGTTTCTTGAATTTGGAACGGGCTTACAAATGGATTACGAAAATCCTTACGCAAGTCAGTTCGGATTCTATCCTAGTTCTTACTCAGGAGGGCCCGGCAAAGGTTTCCTTGTACCGCCCAAACTGAATCACTTTCACGGATCATGGCCCCACGGTGGAAAACTTCATTGGGGACAAAATCCGGCAAGAGGTATGTATCACGCGTTCAAGGCTATGGACTTATATGTGAGATCAACACCTTTAAGGATATTCTAATGACAGATATTGAAAACATCATCATCAACAGAATAGACAAGGCTCTTGAAACGGCTGGATATGCAAATATCCTCGGATCCTCTTATCAGGACGTACCGGCAGAGTTTCCTTGGGTGTTTTTTGAGCAGAGCGATAGTTACGAACAGACGAATCAGCACAATTCAAGCCGTGCAAACAATTTCGATACCATAGTGTTTGAGGCCGACATTTATTCTAACAAGAATAATGGAGCCAAAGGCGAATGTAAGGCTATTGAGCAGATCATCGACGCCGAAATGGTTTCACTTGGTTTTTCGAGGACTATGGCACAACCTATGAGACCTACGTCCGATATGTATAAAGCGAGATTATTCGCTAGATACAGAGGGGTTGTTGATTCAAACAAATACATTTACCACATT